CTCGGCCAGTTTTCGAAGCTTCGTGAGCTGCGAATCGCCCTCATTCAGCGTGATACTGTCCATGGAATGCGTGATGGAGCCATTTGGAGCCAGGCCGGCTGTCTCGATCGTCGAAAGCGACCGGGAAACCCCCGCAATCATGGTCTTGTAGTCTTGGGCTTCCTGACTCGTGACCTTCTGACCCAACACGCTCTTTACCGAGCCCATCAGGGTCGTTGCGGGTTGCGCGCCGCCAAACCAGCCGGTACTCGTAGTCACCGGTAGTTCGGCAATGTTCTTGAGCGCAGTCACGGCTTCATTTGCGGAAGCGGCCACGCGGTTGAACATCACACTGGAGCGTGAATCCATGCCAGCCGAGGTCGCGTTGGGATCGTGCGGACCGCCAATGATGGGCCGCAGTGCGCCAGGATTATTCGGATCACGTTCGTAACCAGAGGGCACTTGGGCTCGACCGGCTTCGAGATCCTGGCCACGCATCGAGACTGCGCGTGCGGCGGCTGACCGAGCATTTTCCTGACTTTGGGTGAACTGAGTGCGGGCATTCTCTGCAGCGGTCCGTTCGCGCTCACGCGCCAACTCACCTCCAGGGCCTTCCTGTTTGTAGTGATCCTGAATCATCTGCTGCTGAGTCGTGAACTGCTTGTCGGGATCGACCAGACCCAATAGTGCATGCTGTTGCAACCCCGCTGCGAGTTGCTTCACCTGATCAGGAGCTAGCTGAGAAAATGAACCGGTTCCGTGCGTCTTCTCATAATCAGCAATGAAATTCGGCGCGACCTGCTTGGCCGCCGCGACCGGATCGTCAGCAGAGGCCACCTGAGAAGCGGCAACATAGATCTGCCGATTTTGTTGAAGCAAATCCGAAGCGCGCGCAGCATTCACTTTAGTGCCCGCCTCGACTCCAGCCATTCCGCCGCCGGCTTTGACGAGATCCGCAAGACTTGCGTTTGGATTTGAAGTCAGCGCGGAATCAATACCCTGCTGATCGGCTTGTTTCTTCTGCGCTTCGCTCAAGGCGAGCGCGTTCATCTGATTCTTCTGCTGCTGTCCTTTGATCGCGTTGGCTTGCTGGTAGATATCGCCCAAACTGATCGGAGTGTAAACAGCCATGTATTATGGTCCCAGGGGAGCTTGGGTGGTCTAAGTGCCGGGATTTAGATAGCGATAGAGTAGATAGTTGCTAGCGAGCCCATTGGCTGTGTTGGCAATGGTTTGACCATTCTCGTTGTAGGCTGAGGCTCGCGCATTCCCAGCCCCCGTGATCGCTGCGCTGTTCTGGTTCGCCATATTGGTGCCGGCCGCGGTCGTCGCATTGGTTGCAGACTGGCCTGCACCGGCCAATCCTTCGAGATGCCCCACATAAGAATTGAATTGATTGGACGCTAATCCGGAAGCATAGGTTTGTCCGGCTTTGACGGCTGCACCTGATAGCAGCCCGCCTCTGGCGGCAGCGGAACGATTGATCGCATCCTGACCTTGTTGCAAGTTGAACTGAAAGTCAGGCGAGGTCGAGAAGGAAGAAAAGTCTGCCTTTCCGCTCCCTTTGACAACGTTCCCATTGGCATCCGTTGTATCTAGGCCATACAGTTTGGCTACCTGATCGAGCGCGCTGATTCCAGTGTTGCGGAAAGGCGCGTTGTCCGCACGGGCCTGGTCATACTCTCGCTGCTGCTCTTGGACTGAGTTTTGAGAAGCTCTACCGGCAGCGCCAGCCGCTTTGTTGGATGCTACGGTAGAGGCTGCAGCGCCGACTACTGCAGCGCCGACTACTGCTGCCGCGACCATTACTCACCTATCCATTTGGAGTGATAAACCTCAACCGCTTCATAGCCAAGACGCTTGAATAACGCGGATGAGTCTTTGTGCAATTTAGATCCCATGAACATGCGTTGAACACCCCGGCGCCTAGCCTCACTCTCGACGGTTTTGAACAGCCGAATTCCAGCCGATCCGTTCCGGTAGTCTGGATGTATGAGGAAAATATCCATGGTTAGTGTTAGGCACGTTCTATAGTGCAGTCCAGGCGCGACAAATCCCACGAAGTACGCAACGAGATTCCCTAGCTCTCTACCCGCAATGAAAATCACCTCGCCACGAGCGTCCCGGTGAAGGTAAATTTCATATTGAGGATCCAGAGAAACCTTGTCCTTATTTAAGGCGAGTTCTTGCCAATGAATAGGGAACAGTTCCTTAAGGCTTTCTAAATTCTCTGTCAGGGACTCGACAGCGAAACTGATCATTCCAGACTGTTCCCCTTTGATCTGTTTTCACTCTGAGTGATCACGCGAAGGTTGCTCTCAACATGAAGACCACACACAACTTTAGACACTAGCGGGACTACGTGGTCAACCTCATGGGCGACACCTGTCTCGAAAGACAACTGCGCGGCCTTCAAGTAGAAGGATTCAATCAGCGCCAGATTTGCCCATTTTGGTGTTGCCGAAAGCTGCTTAGCCGTTCGATAGCGATTCAGGGAATTGACTATCCCCGGATTGCGTTTCTTCCATGCCCTCGAAGCAGAAAGCATTCTCTCGCGCTTAACTGGGTCTACGTAATAGCGCTGATTTTGGAGCTTCGTCCGCTCTCTTACCTTCACCATGAATTCAGGTTGTACACGCTTTTCTGCGTAGTAACCCTGCATGAACTTGAGATTTCTTTCGTTCTGCAAGGTCCTAAACGAAGGGTCTAACCTGCGCTTGCGCATGTATTCACGCGCATACGCTCGCCTCTCTTCTTTATTCGTATGTGGCATGGCTAATTATACGCTCGGCAGCACTCCACGAACGTCGAAGTAGGAGGTTCGAATATCCACAATCAGATGGATTCTGTCATCCGCGCTGTTGTTGATCACTTCGTGATCTTCAGCATTCTGAAACCACCACAACTCCCCGGTACGCATGCTGACAGTCTCATTTCCACAGCGGAAGTTACAGCCCGGAAGTCCCTGGAGCACGTAATGGAATCGATCCCAGTAGTCAGCGTGAACCGGAGTGTCCGCATGAGGGAAAATCCGTCCGCCGGGGCGAATCTTATTGATCATCACCCTACCCAACCGCTCACCTTCAATCATAGCCATCAAGGCAAATATGAGGTATCGGCAGGCTGGCAGATGCAACATGCCATCCATGTTTTCGCATTCATGCTGATCTTTCTGCGAACGCTCCAATTCGGTTACAGACGACGGCGGGAAACGCAAAAAGATGGTCTCTACATCCGAAAACGGCCCTTGTGGGTAATCTCGCAGATATGTATCTGCTTTCCACAACTGTGGCTGTCTTTGTATCTGCATCAAAAGCGAGATCACGTTCACATTCTCGCTCAATCGCAAGAAATTCCTCATTGCTTCCATCCGCGACACTTCAACGTACCGCTTGCCAGATCAACAGTGCCGCCCGTCATGTTCAACATGACTGCCGTGGCGGTATTCGCAACCGAGCAATACGCAGTGAGAATCATCCCTTGCAGGTCCAATGAAAACGACGCCTGTACGTAGTCACCCGGTACAAGCCCGGTGACCGTAATTGTCGTCGTGGCCTGCGTGCCCGTCGTCAGACTCGGCGGATCGTAGGTCTTCGAGCCATTCAAAACATTCGCAAGCGATACATAACTGGCATCCGCATTGGCTTGCGTGATATACGGCGTCAGGGCCGTTGCGATTGCGGATGTGACTGCCGCATCGCGCGCGATCGTGGTCGGAATATCTGCATCCGCCAGTATTCCCCATCCCAGGACGCCAGCCCGACGCGCCAGAAAAGTGTTATCCACAGTCGCTGTAATATCCCCAGGACTTCCCGCAGTGGATATCAATCGTCCAATGATACTGGTCGGAGCACTGTCGCGCAGTTTGACATTGGTGATGGCTTTATCAGCGACTGTGACCGTTTGTACCGATCCATCATCGGGTATAACCGGGACTGATCGGGTCCATTGATCCCATTGTCGTTGGTCTATGGGCGGTGGAGTGGGTGCGCGAAGTGGCATTATTCACCGTTCAGATGCGCAGCGATCAACGTGCGTCTGCAGGGGTGTGAAATGCTATAGCGATAGACCCTATTTTGTAACCTCGGAGTCCCCAGGCGGTTATAGATGACTTTGCGTTTGAAATCGCCTTGCTGACCGAGGGAACGCCAGATCTCGTTTGACCAGAGGCGTCCACCATCCTCTGAGTACTGAAGCATTACGGGGGGTTCTTCACCAATTCCCCCCACGCCTGATTCAAATTCGAGCTCCAGTGATGAATGCGGACCATTGGGCGTAGTGGGTGAGACCGCAGTCGCGACCATCGGCTGGTCCCACTCACGAAACACATCCGCACTGAGTATGCCGATGCGATTTGACTGCGTATCCCCCACCAATGTCATGTTGGGCATGCGCACCAAAAAACCGATGCTCCAATTATCAAACCCGTAGCTTTGTCGCTCGTGCCACAATTGGGTGGATACGTCATAGACGAATGTGCCTTGCGTATAGGAAAAGGACACCATCGTGTGTCCGCTCTCAATCCAACTGCTGGCAACACATTCCTGATTGACGAATTTGACAATCGTCTGCTCGAGGGCGGTCGTGGATATTCTGACGGGCGTATAGCCGTTTACACGACGAAATGTGCCATCAGATGCGGCAAAGAAGATCGAGTTGTCCGCCTTGGTCAGCCCGAAGCGGGAAGCGAGACCAATCTCCATATAACCGGATGCGGTGCGCGACAGGGGGAACTGCGCATCGCCGGAGTTGTACCAGACTTCAAACTTCTGGCGGCCGCCCAGAAATACTTCGCGATGGTCTGTGATTGCTCCCACGATATCATCGGGACCTGATTCGGTCGTGGCGAAGTCCAGCGCATTCCATACCGTGGGATCAAATGCCGTGTGATTGATATAGAACTTCCCATCTCCAGGTCCACCGATGAAATAGCCATCGAGGTAGGTCATCCACTGATAGCCCGGGAAATTCTCATCCGTTATGGGCGCCACCGTAGCGCCGTCATATACGTGGCCGCCCCCATTGACAGCGATTACGACGTGACTACCGTCACTCGCCATGAAGACTCGACCGAAGTCTGGGATAGCTCCGAGAGCCGGGCTGACCACTCCGCTCAAAATTGAGTAGAGGCTGTTCCCGGATACGACGAATACACGCTCATTGACTCTAATTGCGCCGCGAATCGGACCGGTGCCTATCGTGAGATACGACTTGATTCCGAACGCGGCCACCACCGCGGCGGGTGTTTTGGCCGCAGGCGGTCCCGGCTCCAAGTAGGTATTCACCATCCGCTGACTCGACAACGGCAATGACTCGTGCTGGTATGACTGGGTTCCGAAGGCAATCGCAGGCATCAGAAATAATCCGTTTTCACAGGGCGACTCACACGCGTAGGCGCCAGAATCTTGCGAAGCTGTCTCTCAGCCGGGGATGCGACCGGAAGCCCGATGGCGCCCTCTCCTGCAATCTTGGAGCGACGCGGTTCCTCCAACTGAAACTCGTCTACCAGCGTAGAGGCCACCATCGCCACAATAATGTCGGCAATGGCGCTATCGATGCCGTCCGTGACGTCCACTTGGGCGATGTCCAGCTCCTCGAGTTTGGCCTGTACCACCAACATGTGATCTGAGATCAGGCGAGAGTCCTCCGGTGACAGGCTGTTGCCGATCGGAAGTACACCCAGTTTCCGAGCCACTCGATCCCGCATCGTCGGCTGATTGATCGACACGTTGCCACCGTCCGGAATTCAACAAACCCTTGGCTACGCGGTCGGGGACATCCACAACCGCACCTTTTTGAGCGGCGATGGAGCCATAGCCGGAAAAATGCCCGGACCAAGCTCCATCGCCTGTCAGCCTCAACTTCACAGATTGATGCAGTGAGCGAGCACCTGAAGTGTTCCAGCTGCTGCTGTCGCCGCAACCGCCGTCTGGTTCCATTGCAGTTTCGTCACCGCTGCCAGCGTGGTCGGCGCGCAGGCATAGTAGGTACTCGTACCGGCCTTCTGATCTGCAATGGCGGTGACCAGATCAGTAGAACCCAACGTGAGCTTGCCGACTGCAAGCGGAGTCCCGTTGGTATCCATGTCCGTTGAAGACACCGTGAATCCAATCACAGTGACATTGGCAGGCAGATATCCCAACTCGACGATGTCGCCTACATCATCCAACGATGTGGTCGCCATTGCCACGCTGAAGGGAATGACAATCAAGCCGGCACTGTACGGCTTGGGAATCAGGTGAGCCGCCGAAGCGGCCACCGTTACTGTTGCAGCAGTCATTTCAATGTTTCCTCGAAAAATAGGGTAAAATTCAGATCATTTGAAGGTGATGCATGACTGAAGTTTGGACTCGCGCATATGGCTTTGAGGGCCATTACGAAGTCTCCAATCTGGGGCGATGCCGAAGCGCTAAAGCGACCTGCGGAACACGGATCGGCCTAATTTTAAAACCAAGCTGCTCCCGTACCGGCTATCTCTTCGTGGTCCTTGTGAATATTGAAATTCGCAAGACTATCCGCCTGCATAGACTCGTCTATGAATCGTTCGTTGGACCTATCCTGGAAGGAATGCAAATCAATCACATCAACGGCATGAAGACTGACAATCGCCTTGAAAACCTTGAGGTTGTCACGGCAAGCCAGAACAAACTTCATGCCATCCATGTGTTGGGCCATAAGCCCTATGTGATCCCCTCTCAAGGGGAGAAGAATGGCCGCGCGAAACTCAAACAATCCGATATTCCGGAAATATTCAGTCTCCGAGAACGTGGCTGGTCCCAACAAAAAATAGCGGATGCTTTTGGCATCAACCAAACCAATATCAGTCGGATCTTACTGGGTAAGTCAAAGTTCACTATTCCCATTAAAATAAACTAGTTACGCGTCACCCACGCTTGCGAAGAATCCTGTGCAAACGCCATTGTCCTTCGGTGTCGTGGTATCAGAGGCACCGGTTCCGAACTGGATCTTCCCGACCTCGTACATCTGCTGGATCGCGATGCCGTGCTTGGTCTGGTAATCCTTGTCCTGCGTTCGGGTGTTCCAGCGTTGCGCCAAGGCATAGCCCAGAGCCTGCGCGCCGCACAGATAGACCTCGCCCACATCCAACGCGCTGGATGTGCCCTGCAAGAGCCATCGGTTTGACGACAGTTCCGGGATCTCACGCACGATCACGCCGTCATGAATGATGTCACCGTCGGTGAAGAGCGGATTGTCCTTGCCTCGATCAGCGGCATACTGACGCTCATTGATGATGGTCGAATCGCCCTTCAGATCTCTGAAGGCATTCGAGTTTGCGAACATCACATACCATTCCGCATCCCCGTCGATCTTGATCGGACGGATCTTCGGATTGGCGTTCTTCGAAATGCGCTTCATTACCGAAACGGCAGCAGCTGTCAGCTTGTCGGTGGTGTTGTCCACTGTTGCCAGAGCGGTCGCGAACACGTTGGAGGATGCATTCGAGATGGTTTGACCAAACAGCACCCGATCTGCATTGTTGGTGAGCCAGGTGTTCAGCGCGGTCGCATTCGTGCTCTCGTACGAGGATGAAATACCCGCAGAGAGTCCGGTATCCCGAGGAAACAGCGCATCCTTGGCCCCAAGCGCACGGATGAACCGATCGCGCGTATGCTCAGTGGACCAACTCATCAGCACCGACTTGCCTGCATTGCGCAGGTTGATGGCCGTGACCTGTTCCTCAAACTCCGGAACCACGACACCGTGCCGATACAGGCTGATCTGCAGAGGCCAGGAACGCTGGCTCAGATCCTCTTCAAAGCCTTCGAGTGTCTGATTGTTGGTCTTGCCTTGGCCCTGCAGGCGATTGACCAGTTCAAAGTAAATGGTATCGCCGGGCTTCTTGGAAAGATTCTCCTTGACCTGGACGATGGAATTCTCGTCCGTGCCCATGTACCGCGCCATGCGGTTTCCACGGATGTATTCCGTGAAGAAATTGTCGTCCCACTGTTTAACCCGTAGGTTACTGGGGACAATCGTATCAGCCATGACTAACTCCTAGCATTTCGTAAAATCTTGTTGAGCGGCGGAGGACCGGCATAGACCTCGGTTGCCACCGCAGGGGATGAGTCGGAATTGAGAGAAGTCGGTACCGCGGGTTGCTTGCCGTACTTCGCTTCGAATTGCGCAGTGAGACGGGCTTCGATGTCCTTTTCGAGCTTGGATTTGTAGGCAGTGAAATCGCCGTTCACATCCTTCAGCTCTCGGGCTCGAAGTCCCTCGCGATAGGCAAATTCAGCCGGGTTGCGCTCCTGCCTCAACTGCGCAAACAGTTGGGGGTTCTTCTGCGCTTCCTCCAGGAACACCTCGCGCACCTCGTCGAAGTCCTTGTGGCGATCGCGCGCCATCTCCTCGGTCAGGTTGCAGCGTTCGACGAACAAGCGTTCCTCGGCCTGCTGGTCCCGACTGTTGAGATAGCCCGGGAGATCCGCCCACGGATCAACGGGTGTCTTGGGTGTCTGAAGCTCACGCAGACGCGCTTCCGCGGCCTGTCGCTTCTCGCGCTCCTCGCGCATGGCCTTCTTGTAGGCGGCGGCTTCAGCGTTCTCTGCTGGAGTCGTGGGTTGTGTTACGACAGGAGCCACGGGGGCTACTGGCGGAGTTACAACCGATTCAGGTGCTTTCGCGGGTTCTGGAGCTGCAACCACGGGCTCTTTGGGAGCTTCCGCAGGCTTCTCCTCGGTCGGCGTCACCGATACAAATCGCCCGTTATCATCGCGCGCACGCGAACCGATCAACCCTTCCAGAGAAGGGCTGCTATCAGCCTCGGCCATACAAGATTCCTCTATCGTGGGATTACGAAACAGCCGTTAGGTCGCTGGCACCGTCAGTCATTGGCGAGAACTGACACTCGAATCGCCCGGTTGGCCCCGGCGGCGGGCATAAAAAAACGGCACGGGGCCGGTTTAGAAATTCAGCGCGACAAGCGCGATGCAGCATCTATAGGATTAAATTCCTCGCATCAGAGGCTCTTTAGATGCCCAAAAAGAATTGGCTAATCCGTCTGATGCGCCGCTTCAAAGCGCATTCGATCAAGATCAGGCGCTACCATGATAGAAACCCAACCGATTTCTATTGGTGAGCGCTAAAAGCCATCCAGCACACTGAAGACAGTCGATTTTTCGATTCTTCCGCTGCTGATCGAAGTGCCGTGAATACCATCGCTGGTCGGGATGCCTATGTAGGCCGTCGCTGTCGGACCAACTGTGGTGCCTGCATTGGCATTTAGCGTGACACTCGTTGCACTGGTGTAGGTTTTGATGTAAGTCACAAGCGTAGCGCCAGCCGCTCCCGCACCGACGACGCCCACATACTTGCCGACGTCATCCGGGGTAAATTGCGCCACAGCGGTGCTCGTGAGAACAGCTGCACCGGAAGTGATCGAACAATCTGTAGCCGATCGCTCCGCAGCAGCCCACGTTCCGGAATTGATACCTGACTCCACCGCGCTCGTGATATCGGCCGTGCGGACGATGGGAGTAACGTAGTTCCCGCGTCGCAAGCTGTCGTTATAGAGAATGCGCTGCGTGTTGGCGGATGAACTGACCTGACTTTGGTTGGCGACTGTGCCCCAACCATCAGTCGATGTAGTGTTGGGCTCGACGGTGCAGACAATGAACGGCTTGATCGGATTGAAACTGGCGGCAAAGGTTGCCAGATTTGTCAATGTCGTCGCAGCGGAGAGTCCGCCGGTCTGGAAATCATTGATGCCATAGGCACAAACGATATGCGTGCAGTACGCAGCCAGTAACCGGCGCTGAACAAATGCCGATCCAGATACGGTTGCCAACTGCTCGCCGCCCGCGCCCACGCTGCAATAGGCGAATCCGCGGCCCACACACCGGCCCACGTTTCCTCCATCGCCTACCGCGTTACACACGTTCTCCTTGAGACCTGCTCCAATGCTCCTGGAATCACCTACGATGAGAATCGAGTTTCGGCTCGTATATCCAATCAAAGCCAAGGGAACTTGCATCCCCGCATTAGCGGCGATCTGGTTATTTTGGTTATTCAACGTGCCCGTATCATCCGTCACCGCGCCCGAGCTCAGAGCCCACCACTCCCCCGAGACAGGCACGGCAGAGGTCACCGTATTGAGCCCTACTCCCTCAGAGAACGGAATACCCCCCGTTGTGGTGGCAAACATACGGACGAAAAAGGATTCTCCGCGCGGGATCGTTGCAGGAAGAGCAATCAAATCGCTAAATAAAGTAGCCCCGGGCGTACAGACCCCAGAACTTGCACCGCTAAAGGTCACGCGGGTCACGGTGACGCCCACAGGGAATTCAATGGACGCCGTGTAAGTAATATTGGCGCCAGCAGCAGCTTCTCCTAGCGACGCTACGTTATAGCCGGCGAACGCCAATTGAATTGCTGGGATATTGTCCATCGCAATGTGGCGGCTGCGGCTCATGCTGTTCTTCGCACCCGCGTTGTACGTAGTGGGAGCGTGCCCTCGCGTGGCTATAAAGCCTAGGTATGAAAATGGTGAAACGCCCACACCGGTTACCGAAGCACCGCCGGTAACTGAAGCAGCAATTCCAGTGACCTTGGAAACTGTTACTACGGTCATACCACTGCCACCACAGTCACGGCCGCTCCCGTTCCGCTCACCGCCGTCACGTTTGCGCGAATATTGAGCCAAGGCGCTTGGATTACAAATCCATCAGTCGCAGTAGTGGTCCCAGACAGTGTAATTGTGCCTGCGAGAATCCAACCTATACCGTCGTTTGACACCTCGATATTAACGGTTGCGGAAACCGATCCTGTTCCTGTTACCGTTGCTTGGCACGTTTTGTACGGAATCGAATGACTGAACTGCTTCGCAGCCCCGGCGCCGGTCGCTGTCGCCGCATTCAAGAGCGTGATAGACGCGGCATAGCCGCTACTGGGGCCTTGCATTATTCAACACCTTTGGAATTTTGTACTTTCTGCGTCTTCATACGTTCAGCATGGAGTTGTGCGTTGTGCTGGAGCGCGAGATCGGAAATCTGCTTGGCGTGATCGGACTGCTGTTGTTCCAGCCGTGAGGTGAGCGTGTTGATGGCCTGCTCTTTGGAGGCGCCATCCACGACCGCATTCGCGGCATCCTGCGTGGCCTTGAGATTCGCTGCGGCCAGAAGCTGGAGCGACTTGAGCTCAATCTCCTTGGCGTTCAGCATCTCCATTTGCGCGGTCAATTCCTGCTGACGTGCGGCGTACTGCGCTTCCATGGCGGCCTGTTGAGACTTGATCGCATCCAAAGAGGCCTGCGCTTTGGTCTGTGCCAACAGAGCATCGGCCTTTTGTTGCTTCAAGTCCTGCTCGGCCTGGATCTGCTCCTGGGCCTTTTGCTGTTGCGCCTGTGAGATCTGTTGAATCTGCTGCTCCTTGGCTTGGAGCATCTGTTGGACCTGAGGCGGAATTTCGGTGCCATCCGGAAGCTTCCCGGACATCGCATCCATGACCTTGCGTTTGGTCGTGCTCGAGAGAGCCGAGGCTTCGATCAGCGCCTGAGGCGGAATCTGGATCCCGCTCTTGGCCAGTTCCGCCAGTACACCAAACTGCTCCTGTTGGAGCGTGACGGTATCCGGCGCTTCATCGATGATGATATCCACGTCCATGTCGGCGAGGACATTCATCGGCTCGCCCGGTTGGGCGATCTGCTTCTGCACGTGGATGTGATTGGCCGGATAGGTCGAGTTCAGCGCCATGAAGCGGCTGTTCTCATCATCCGTCACCCGGACCCACATCTCACCGGTCCAGAACTGCTTCACGCGGGACCAGGAGGCTTTCATTACCCGCGTCTGCCAGTACCGCAAGCGATCGGACAAGATCCCGAGTTGAATCGAGCCGCCCTGCTGGTCCAGCTGCTTGGCGCGTCCGGAAAGATCCCCGCCCTTGCCCAGCAACGCCTCATTCGGGCCCGTGTCGGCCATGGAGGCAATCGACTGTTGCAGGAGCTTGAACTGCCCTTCCGCCAAATCCGTGTTCTCACGGACCTCGAGCTTCATGCCCGGAGTGTATTCGAGGAATCCATCCGGGCGTGCGAGCTCCTGACGCGCTTTCTCGACGTCGTCTACAGCGCCCTTTTCCGCAGTCGCCTGATTGACCGACAGCAGGTGCAAGGACTTGGACCGACGCTTGTTGATCTCGTCCTGTAGATCTTTGTAGCGCTTGACGATGCCGTAGCGGTTTCCATCCCGATCCACGTACAGCGATTGCAGCAACAGCGGGCATTCGGGCTTTTGAGTCTCGCAGTTGACGTACGCGGACTCTTGGGGCTCCTCGATGAATCCCACGCGGGTATAGACCGCGCGCATCCACTTATCACCGTCCCGGTAGTAGTGCTCGACGATCTGAATACGCTTGCGTCCGCGGTCGTACCAGCGGGGTTTGTCGTCGTAGGTCTCTTCCGCCGGCAGGAAGGAGTTGCTGGTGAAGAGATCGAACTTATCGCCCAAATCCTTGTATGTTGCCTTGGCTTCGTCCAGGTCCATCCATTTGATGATTCCCTGGTAGCGCGAATCGCTGAAGTCATGCAGCAGCGAATGACTATCGTAGAATAGCCGGTCCCAGCGGATGTAGCGGATGCAGACCGTCTTGTTGGTGGTTCCACTATAGGTCGCATTGTCGACGATGACTTCGCAACCGCCGTATCCTTCCACGGCCATGTTCTCGAAGACCGAGGACTTGGTCTGCTGGAAGAAGTTGCAGTCAGCAACGTATCTCAGAGCGTCTGTAGCAGCCTCAGCGCCGGGATCATCCTCAGGGGTACGGGGATAGGCCTTGGGATCGGTGCGAGTCTCCCGCTCCAGGCCCAGTAGATACTCAACCTTGTCCTTGATGCGATTGTCAGTGATCGCCGGCTGTCCGCGGGCATTGAGCTTGGCGATCTCATCATCCGACCACTGCTTGCCGTCGTAGTAGTCGCGATAGATCTCAGCGGCTCTACGGGCGTCCCGGCTCGCATCGGCAGATTGCTCGAACTGACGCACCAGACGAGCCAAGGTCTGATCACTCGTCATCGGGTCGCTATCAGTGACACCGACCTCTGCATCATCGACGCCCGTCAGTTTCTCGACGATGCGCGCTTTCTTGGCTTTACGAGCCATCTATGCAGCCTATATGCGCATATCTATGCACGGCCCGCGCCTCGAGACCGATCATGAGCACCTTTATGTGCATATCAGGCCGTGCGCCAGTTCTTGCTTTCAGGGGCATCAAACACTTTGGACCAGGAATCCTTCGGTTGAACGGCTGGGTTGACGATTGAAGCGATAGCCGGATGGGCCTGATCGATCGCGCGCGCCATCAATGAGGCCATATCCACCGCATCATCGAACTTGCCTGCGGGGAAACTCAGAAACTGATTCAGCAATCGATGCCCATATTCGTTGTCGGGTAACTTCACCCGTCCCATGCTCGCCATCGCCTGAAGCGGTCGCGCCATGGCCGACTTGTCCGCATTGGTGACCAGCCATTCCAAACGACAATGCGTCTTGCGCTCGATCATCCGTCTGCGCAGGAATGGCTCGATAGAGCGACGTATCACGCCCATCTCGGCAAAGAAGCAGTACGGCTTGTGATGCGCGAACTGATCTATCAGCGCCTCGATCCACTTGTCAGATGAGGTTTGGCCATACCAGCCATCCAAGCCCAGATACAGCACGCCGTCCGGCGCATAGCCATGCGTGCCAATGTCGGTGAAGTCCCCATCGCCTTCAGTGACCGCAAAGTCACCCGTGGCGAACTTGTTGATGCGATCCGGCGGCTTCGAGTACATCTCGAACCACTCGCGCTTGAAGAAGGTGCCTTCCTCAGGACGAGGGTTCTGTTGGAACAGCGCCGACCAGTCTCTGTGACCAATATCCGCTTTGATGCGCCTCAGCGCTTCCAGGTCGTACCACTGCGGCCACAGAGCCGATTCGTGATCCGTGCCCTCATTCTGGATGGCAGGCATCTCGATGACGTGCCACTGATCCCTCTGGCGCTCCAGGAGCATTCCCGCGAGGTCTGATTCGTGCCAGCGCGTGAGGATGAGAATGATCGCGCCACCCGGCATCAAGCGCGTGCGCAGCGTACTGGTGTACCAGCGCCACACCGCTTCCCGGTTGTTCTCGCTATCGGCTTCTTCGCGATTCTTGAATGGGTCGTCGATGAGCGCGATGTGTGCGCCACGTCCCGTGATGGAGCCGCCGACACCGACGTACACCGAAACGCCACCGTGGTTGGTGTGCCATCGGTTCGCGGCCTGGCTATCGGCGGCGAGC